TGCGTGTCGTTATTGACAAGGTAAAAATTTCCCCCCAGATAGTGATATCTGAAGATGAAAAAACTTCGCTACGCAGCTACTCTCAATGAGTAAACCAGATATACTATCGGTGACTTTAAATTTTTACCACGATCGCGCCATCCACGACCGGAACTAGATAAATCTAGATTTTCCTTCTTTTTTAGGATGAAGGATGTCCTCATGATTATAGTATCATGAAACTATGGCTGAGGTTGGGGTAAACCAGCTCTATAAAATAGAGTTGGAACATTCAAAAAGAAAACGGGATCAAAATCTGTTCCAATGGCACAATACATATGCAATGGTGCTTTCGCCCCATTATTTTCAACAGAAGCTTGATAGGTAGCATAACCACCAATAGCATCTGTATTAGTATTGTACTTAGAGGTACCTAAAGTTCGATTCGCAGGTTGCGTAGGAACCCATTTAAAATTTGAATAAAACGGCGCTAAGAAAGAGAGTGAAGCTTGAGTTCTTTGGTTGGTGGCTGTATTGCCGCTAGCGGTACTACCGTTCCAAACCAAATTCACATAGGCCCCATCGTTTTCTGAACTAAGTGTGGGGGTGGTCGCAGACACATAAGAGCCAGATGCTAACACATCCCCAGTTTTCCGTTTAAGAAGAAGTTGTGCAGAAGATATATTACCTCCTAAATTGCAGTGCCAGATAACACTTCCTCTATACCCAACAAAGCACTGACCAACCCAATTCAAAGCAGTATAAGAGCAATAATTATAAGGTGAGTCAGTACCTGGAACAATCACTTTACGAGCAACATGAATACCATTAGGATCATATCCAGGGAACAAAGGCATACGCCCAAACAAATATCTTATATAGATGTAACCGGTATAAAAATCGGTCGGACTCATCGACATAACATAATTTGCACGCCGAAGCAATGTTCTCAATGATGTTATTTTCTCGCCATGATATAGCAGATTAATGTGTGATGGATCATTCTTTACATTATCCATATTAAAATCTGTTGTAGATGATAAATCAAGCTCCCCGCTTTGAAGCTCATATGGAGAGTAATCTCCATTAAGTTCTGTGGGAGAACCAAAATCCATATCTGTAGCGCCTGAAACAAATACCAAAACCCTTATATTAGCAGATGCTACGGGTGAAGTTTGTTTGTTCAGTACTCTAACACACAGAATTCCATTATCATCAACAGTATGTGATAGAGCTGCTGTACCATATGTTGTGTTGTTAGCCTGAGGTGTACGAATGGTTCGTAAATAAGCTAATGCTTGAGTGTATGGAACTGTTATGGTTATATCTGTATCCTCGGTAATATCAACTACTTTACTAAATAGCTCAGTAAAGGAATTGGGAGTTGTGGAATTAGCACCCACAGGGTCCCAAGATATTCGAAGCTTCCCTCTGTGGTATTGAGAACAGAGAATAACAAATCGAAATTTGATATCTCCTCTCCAATACTGAAACATTTGGGAAACCAACCACATTGGAGTTCCTTGAACAACACTAGAAGAAGCGGCACCAGCTACGACATCAGTCATACTTGGAACCACTCTCGCATTGAACACTAAATCGCCAGCAGAATTGGCGGCAGTCCAATCAAAAGTTGTTAAGTAGCTTTCTCTTGAAACAATAGAAGCAATACTCAAGGGGTCAGAGATTCCGCATGAATAGCTTTTATTATCAATAGTTAATTCATTCTTAGAATCAAGAGTCAACTTCTCAACAGCCATTCCAACATCCGTGGTAGCAAGTAAAGCTGTAGATGTGGGTCTGAAAGCTGCCTGGTTAGATATGTTTGGAACATTTGTATAACCAAATAACGAAGCTATATTGGCTACTGCTGAAGCTGCGATACTTGTAGCTGTTGCAAATGGACCTATAATAGGCCAAGAAGACAACTGCCCTGACATCTTAGCGACTGCAGAAGCAGGTTTTGATATAGGACCTGATGAATATTCATCACCAGATTGCATAGCTAAATTAACTGTTAAGCCAGACATTTCGATGTCCTCTGCCCAAACAAAGAATTGTACTGTAGCAGCAACGCCTGCAACTGAATTTGCATTTTCTAAATCCCCAAATGATTGAACTACCATTAGACCCATATCTAACGCGTCCGCACGAGTGGTTATATCCATGTATTCTTTAGGGGATAAAAATGGTATATTCATCTCACCTCCTGTAGAGGTTTGTGGGTAAATCATAATATTAGGACGTTGTGTATACTTCATAAGAGGATTACCAGGGAGTGTTGCTGGCTCAGCATTATCTAACCAACGAGGCCACCATGAGCAGACTGCTGCCCCATAGTAAAATGGAGATGCGGAAATAAGAACGCGCATTTTGAGATTACATCTCAGAAAGGCATAATTATTAATCCTACTCTTGATGGAAGGATGACTAAGGAAAAGATCCCATGGATTAAAACTAGTCACAAGGGGTGTATTCTCTAACCATTCATAAGTTTTGACTAGCACAGGGCGCTTTAAATAATTATTTAACTCTATGCCAGTGGATTGTGATATTGGAGCAGGTAAGGAAACAGGTATGGTGTTTGAATCAGCGCCTGGAGATTCTGACATTGTCATGACCTGCACTGTATCTGAAGCCCCAACATCGGATTGGAGTATAGTATTTTTCCCAAATACTTCGGGTTCGATTTTAGAGAAATCGATCAACTCATGTGGTATTTTGTTTGAATTGTTAAGTCAGGTATAAAAAGCCTTTTATGACTATTAGTAGGGCTAGTTATCAATTCGAATGGAGATCACTACTCTCCTACTGTAAATACAATATTTGGGGAACGCCCTAGTGAATTTCTATAGTGATCCATTCTCAAGTAAATAATGAATCAATAAAAAGTTTATTACCCGCAGTATATACCACTATAGGGGTATTTTTGGATTAAAAGGACCTATACTCCAAGGCCCGTGATGCTGAAACAGCACCTATTTTTTGTGAAGAAGTCTAGAATTAGATCTAAACCTCTCTAATTGCTGGTTCCATGAAATAAAAGTAGATTCCTTGATCCATGGTGACCAACCTAATTTTGAAACCAGGTTTTTTAATTTCAAAATCTCCTCTTCGTACTTATCTTTACCATAAAACCACCATTCATTTGCTGCTGAAGCTATTATATCAATACCCTGTTCTTGTTCAGAAACTGACTTAGATCTTGTCCAAACCATCAAGGATCTTTCTATTGAATCCATTTCCAAAGGAGCTAGAAAAGCCCCCACATGCTTATCGAAGCGCCATCTCCGTTTTAAAAACGTGGAATCTTCGATATCTATGTAAGGCACACTGACAGATGATTTATCAGCCATAGTGTAATTTATTCCCATGTCCTTTAAAGCTTGGGTAAGGGTAGTGTGGTCAAACCAGGGTACAGAGTCAGAAACTCCCATTATGTTATCATCACCGTATGTCATAAGAGAAACATTATCTCGAAAGGAGGAACATTCCTTATTGGGATTCAACATTGTGTAGCAGTATCTTATATACAATGAGTTAACCAAACAATTGATAATAACAGTAAGAGGGTGTCCCGATGGATTGGAACACCATAACCTGATTAAATCACCATTTAGATCAATCATAGGAAAAGCTATATCATAACTTATACCACACATGATATGTAAGTCCTCTTCAGAAAAGTTTCCAGATTTTCGGCACAACTTAATGAGTATTTGAAATGCTTCCAAAATAAAATCAGATATCATTTGCTTATCGTACATTGCATAGTCACCCGCAACAATCTTATGTGCACCATGTGTAACCAAATAACGATATAAACCCTGCCATTCAGTAGATTGAGCTACTATACCAGGGGCTGCTTCAAACACAAAATGATTGCGTTGAATAACCCTAACAGTAGAGAGAAAATATTTCCTCATTAGAATAACAAAGTCCATAGGAGCCCCATTAAATAAACGAGTTTTATGTTGTTTAATTTTCTCAAACTTCCTGGGTTCATCTTTAAGGGAACCACAGGTGACTGGATGACAAGTTTCGTCATTCAAATAAGATTCCATCATTGCATTTACTCGATCCATGATTTCGCTGTCCACGGACACAGCATCGGGTAGATCATACATTTCCTCTTCACAAGAAGACATGAAATGCCTTTTTGGTTTTCTCCAGGGTAAACCTGCAGAAGTGTTTCTGTTAATTTTATCTACAAACCGCACTGATGCAGCTCCATTTATGGCTGTAAAGTCATCATAAACATGGAGTAAATCATATTCCTCTTTCGGTAAATGGGCCACAATATCACTATAGAAGGATTCACTAACAAGTCTCAATGTGGAATTGCAGTAATCTGTTAATGGTTGTGTAAGCTCTACCGTAGCGTTCCTCCATGGTTCCCATGAACTCAAACTAGGCTTACCGAACTTAATCTCGTAATTTAAAAACTTACTCATTGGGGTTGTCTCAACCATGGATTTAGGATGAGGTCTGAAACCCTGATAAGAACCTATAACAGAAGCTGTACCATTTTGAACATATCTAAAAGTTGATTTTTTGTGAAGTGAACCAACCAGTCGCTCAGAAGAGGGAGCAGATACGGCAACATAACCTTGATCAAATTGGGTGGGGAAATTCTCCATCAAACTCATCAACACATCTCTATGTATGGGGACTGCCGAACAAGTATTTGAAGATTCTGAACCACGAACATGCATACCCACAACAGCGGGTCCAAAGTGGGTTTCGGCTATCAAAATAGAACCGCAAAAGCCCTTATATGGTTTGTCCTCACACAATCCTGTTATTTCACAGTAATTATTCAAACGTTCATTTATTAGTTGTTCGAAACGAGGACCATCACGTATGATAGTGACATTGTTTAATTCAGTGGACCCTTGTGGTGATTTCGAAATATAATACCCATTGTGTTTAAGGTCAAAAGACTTCTCAGGTATATACCTGAGTATCCCTTTCTTATTAGGAATGGGTAATCTTATTAACAAAATATCCCCCGTCTCGAAACGGGTGATATTGGTCTCATCTATATTTATCTCAATATTCTCATTGACACCTTCCACCGATGACCCAAAAACTAATTTGGCTCGAACACAAGTCCCTTGAGGTATGAGTGGAATGACATGATCATTAGTGATATATATCTGTCCCTTCAAACACGTAAGTCGACCAGTACTGGTCTTTCCCTTTGGTGTTGTAGTACAGATATACGCGCATGACCTAGAAAATAAATCCACAAATTGTTCTTTGGACAATCCTTTAGAAGACTTTATACTTGGAGTTAAATCCATGGGACTTAATTGGAATTCTGATTTATACCAGACATTCTCAATTTTGTCAGATCCACTTGGTTTCTTCCCTACGTCTGAACTAATAACCCCTCCTTGCAACTCTGTTGAAACAGAGAATAGAGGGTATGTCTTAGCAAAGGCAATAGTAGCTGTGATCATGGCAGCAAATATCCCAAGTAGCTTGGGGTAATGTGCTTCCAGTGTATGCAGCATTCCATTATATTCCATAGTCGCTCTGAACACAGCATTTCTGAAACTTCTAAATATGTAGTTTTCAAGTAGACGAAAAGCAAAACCATGCAGAATTGGAAACCTCAATACAAAGTGTAGAAAAAATTTCACTACCAGCCAACTTATGCATGAAAATATATGGATACCAAAATCAACAAAATAGCCTTTTCCGGACTCACCAACTTGAAGTTGCACACAAGTGCAACTACGAATTGGTAAATTACAATTGTAACAAAGTTTCACGTCCGCTATAGTACTAATAGATTGTGATAAAGTTATAAGGTTCTCATTATGCGTCATTATGGAGGAATTGTACCACTCTAAAAATTGAATCATATTTAAGTCCTTGTGAATTTCTTTGATAGTAGCTTTTTTAATCCCACTTTTAATAGAAACAGGATAAACTTTTTTAATTGTCCACAACCAAATATCAGGATAGTCTTGTAAATTGGCTTCTTTGACTTTTAAAGGATCAATCATTTCTGTACCCTCAGACCTAAATTCTGGTCTGACCGTAGGTTCCAAAATATAGGGGAAGCGACGCTGAGCAGCTGATGCACAACTAAAATAATAGTGAGCATTTAAGTCCTCAGTGTTTGTTGTAGCTATAACCAATTTACATCTCAGAGGAGTTCTACCCTTGTCTCTCAAATCAGCTTGGTCCGGACAGTACTGAACCGTGTTTATCATAACCAAAAATTCCATAACAGAAGGATCCCCGTTAGGAGCTTTGTTAGGATGCATAAAAGCCACATCGTCCAGTATCATACACCACTGAGATGTGGTAAAACCATCTGCAAATTTTGCAGCGAAATTTCGGGTGTAACAGAAAACTGGATCCGTATCCAAACCATTGACTTTACCAAAATGTTGAAAGAGAATATCTTTTATGGTGCTTTTTCCGATGCCAGAATCACCGCATACAAGTATTGCGTATGGAGGAGAGCGTGGCTCCCTAGCGGCACTTTTCGTGCACATCTCAGCTTTTATCATGAATAGATCATTTAAATAGGATGTCACAGCTTTTTTGTCAAACACAGAACTATTCTTATCGAATTTATAAATAGCTTCTCCTTTTTCAATAAGGTCATCAAGATTCTTTCTAAATGAATGTTCATTAAAACCATGTGCTTCGGGATTGTTGATAAACAGATATTGTCGCTTGAGAACTTGCACGTCATCATGAAACTTAATATAAGTTTTAGACGAGTGAAATAGACAATCAGTATTACCTGTTTTTAATATCTGAAATCCCTTTTCCACTATATAGAGTAGAGTCTCTAATATGGATGAAGCAAAACATGCACTGTCTATGAAATTCTTTTTAAGGAGGTCACTTTGAAACAAACTATAATGCTCCATATTCAACTTAACTCCAATCTTTTCAAAAATTTGGAAAGTCAACAAATATGTCATTAGTTTATAAAGTCTCTTGTATAGACCAGTTTTTTGGAAATCCGACCACTTATCGAACACATCCCTAAGGGAGCGCACGAACTTTGGGTCATCATTATCTTCACTGTCATCAGCCTGTTGCTGAGCAGTCATGAGTCCAAAAATGTAATCCATATTGACACGAAGATCCACGCCTCCTTGAGCTGCATCTAATGCAGTCAGAAGTAATGAATTTTTCATCCTCAATTTCATAACACATAGGAAAGTAAATCGAATAGTATCCCAATCCAATCGTCCATTATTATCTTTCTTAAGAGATGGTAATAGATAATTAGCGGCAACAATTGTGTCTTCAACAAGTTTAATGATAAAATCATTCTCTCGAATGAACGATGAAACATTTAAATCACCAGCCTGAAGAATACCATTTGTAATATCCTTAATTTCATTCTCACTTGAATATGCAAATTCTTCAGCAGTAACTGGGTGTGGCACTTGCATGCCAATCAGTTCCTCACTGTTGAATAGTGTATTATGTAAATGTATATTTTTATTTTCTTTTTCTTGATTTTCCAAATTTTTATTTTCTTTTTGTATCCAAACCTTGGTTGGACCGTTTTTTAAATTTTTATGTTTTTTATTTTTTAAATTTTTATTGTTTTCACTTAACTGTACACTCCCGCCCTCACTAGAAAAACTTCGGTTAGAATCGCTAGTATTGTTAATAAAAACAGAGCGAGCTGGAGACCCGCTAGGCATAGGAAAATATTGAAGCTCCAATAGAGAAATAATCCTAGGGTTGTGCCAAAGAAACTGGTGACTTAAGTCACCAACTCTATAAAGTGCCCTAATGATCATTGAATTCTCGAGAACATATTCTTCGAGTTCACGGTCATTACGTCGTCTGAGTCTCTTTTTAACTTCTTCTAATGTGTAATAATTAGCGAAAGCGATGTAATACCTATCCTCAGACATAACAGTAATGACATGAAATCTCATATAACCTTTATTAGGAATAATAAAATATACTCTAAAGAAATATTGGATGCAATTACCGGAGCTATCGCTCCGATAAGGTTCCTGAATAAATCCTACACACATGGATAAATCTACTTTAGGAATTTTAGATTTATGGATATCTCTCAAAGTGGATATAAATCCTTTTTGAGTATGTCTTAGGCAACTAGCAAACATCTTAGTGGTTGAAGGATGCCAACATCCATGTAAAGCAAAATATGTACGATGAATATCACCAAAGTCCAAATACTTTGATACTATATCGCCGTAATTACAATGATGCAAAAATGCTAAAGTATTTTTGCGTCCCAGATCTGAGGTATACTGGGGATCAACCTCTCGTCTAACTTTTTCACCGAACTTCAGTATAAAAGTAGACTCTATATATGCGTGCCGGGCTGCGGCTTCATCTTGCCGGGCTTCGGCTTCGTATAATCGGATTTCTTGTGTTGTGACCATTCTTGGATTTCGAAAAGGGGGGGGGGTTTTGGCAGTTCAGTTATTCAGGCTGAAGCATCAAGACCTGGCCTATTCAAATCTTAGGAAAGACTTTTGTTCTCAGGTTCTAAAGGGTGTGGCATTGTCATGCCAATCTTTAGATCCGTCATTATCGCGACCGGTATTCTCCGTTTCGCCCAATCTTTCCATGGTCAACACAATCCGCGCCAAGTGACCCGGGCGGGGATCTTCAATGATTTCCCATTCATTGATAAAGGGGTGATTCTTTATAAATAAAATATATGAACTATGAATCACTAATGAAGGGTTCAAAGTCCCAAACAGTAAAGTTCATATAAGTTTTGTTATGTTAGAGTGGGAAATTCAAATTGTAGTAAACATATCGAAAAATGACATACAATCCTGAAAGGATACCTGTCATACAGGTGTATATTAAACAATTAATTAAAGATTTACCAATAGTAACGAAATACAATTCCAGCGTCACATCATAAACCCTTCCCTATTAAATGGGATATTGAATATGTTGAATACTGATTAAGGCAAACTTACGTGTAAGGCAATAACTTCCATTTAATAAAACAACTGCATAAAGCAGGAGATCCAATAACACTAGTGCATATATATAAT